CTGTCATGGACCGGATCAACCTGATCCTGTCTGACCCTGAAAAAGCAACTATGACCCTGGCCCAGATCGTCAGTGAGGAAATCCGGGAGTTCAAGAAGTCCGAACAATATCAAATCATACTGGAAGCCGAATCGTATTACAGGAACAGGTCTTCCGTTCAGAAGAAGACGGTCGACGTTGTCAACCGATCGAACGCGAAGATCGAACGGCCTATCCTGAAAAAACTGGTGGACCAGAAGGCGAACTACCTTCTGTCGAAGCCCTGGACCGTGGACACCGAAAACGGAGAATATGGCGAAGCCCTGAACAAAGTCTTCGACCAGACCTTCCGCCGGAAGATCAAGAGCCTGGGGAAAGGCGCGGTCAAGTCCGGGATCGCCTGGCTTC